ACCGATACTCAGTAACGGAATAAAAGGAGCCCAAAATGATGACTGAAGAACACTCAAGCATCGCCGATGAAGATTAACCGACAGAAAGGAATAACCATGCTACCAATCGACAATATTAGACCGGGAAATCAGTTCCAGAATCCTCTTTTCAGAGGATGGGGAATAGTTTGGTACGTTGAGGAAGTGAAGGAAAAAGAGCGAATGATAAAGCTCCAAGGGTATTCATATCCAACTTGCAGTCCCGTTGGAACTCCTATATGGAAAAAGAACACAGACAGGATGTTTAGCGAAAGCTGGAGGATTAACTAGAATGCCAAACAAACCAACAGAAAATCAATTAATTTGCTATGAATGCAGCCAACTGTTTGTATTTAGCCGAATCGAACATACCCACCAACCGAAATCAGGACATTGCTTCAAGTGCGGCAAGCCCTTAATGACTGACAGGGTTTTTATCGGCGACAACGACAAATGGCCGGAGGCGAAAGATTCAACCGCAAAAGAGATATTCAACCATTTTATAGAAAATCTAACCCGCGAGGAACTAATCACCCTCCGCGCCATCATCAACGGCAAACTCTCCCGGCGCACGATCACGAAAGATCAGCAGGATAAAATGCAGGAGGCCCGAACAAAGAAATAACCACTCATTCCCCGCTCAATTAGCGCAATTAAAGGGGAGTGTAAAAACTCCCCTCTGTTTGTTTATGCGTCCGTAATTTTATACGAGTTGTGTTCAAGTGTGAGGATGTTAACGCGGTCTTGCAATACCCTTGCCCCTGCCAGATTGTCAATCCAGACAATTACATCATTGTCAGTCGGGATATATTCAGGGTCTTTCAGCCATTCGGGGTCGGCAGTATCAATCTCATAAACCTTATCGACTGGCCGCAATAGTAAGCCCTTTCTTCCGTCCCTTTCAACAGACGCTACCATGATAGTCCCATTTCCAAGTGTTAATTCCATATTTCCCCCTCTGTTGTTTAATTCCCTTCCAAGCAGGTCATCCTACCAATTCCAAATAAAAACCGCTCTACGGCCACACTGCGGCGCGTCAGATGCCAGTGCCGTATATGTCAGTTACCTCTTTTCTGATCTTCTTGACCTCTATCTGTAATTCTTCCAAAGTCTTGGCATCCGAGTTGCTGATTTTGAGGTCAACGAATCTGGAAAGGGCGGCCTCTGCGGAACTAAACCACGCATAGGCGCACCACTCCTGAGTAACTACCCCTTCCTTTTTGATGTTCTTCAATTCGCAATACTCATAATTGCCGTCTTTGCCGCGTAACATGATTTCTTTTTTACCTGTGTTCAGTACGATTTCCATAATCATCTCTCCTTTTGTTGGTTAAAAACCCCTCCAGCGTCAAATCTGGCAGCGTGAAGGTTGTTTGTGTTGAGGGGCAGTGATTAAAAACGATGGCACTCCGGCCTTGGCACCACCATGTCGCATTTCCATTTGTCGGTACATTCTCCGGAGCGGTCACATTCGAGACAACAAATCTCTTCTCCGGCTTCACATTCTGCGTCTTTACACTTCATCCCTTCCCCCTTTCAAATAGTTCTCCCTGAGCTTGGTTTAAAATTGCCAAAGCTTCCGCTTCCGTCAGGCCTCCACAAAATACCATAATCGATATCCGCTCTTCTCGCAGTTCCTCTTCTGGGGTCATCGGCAATAATCCTCAAAATCCTTGATGAAATTGTTGATCTTTTCGTCTGCCACATTAAATCCGTTGTCAAGTTGCCGCCCATTACTTGCGAACTGCGGCCAAAATGTTTGGAGATAGGCACCTAATTCCCCCTTTGCCCTTTCCCATGCCATTGCGCGTAGTGTTAAAATCTCGTTACTTTCACTCATACTCCCCCCTATCGGTCACACCTAGTCTGTTAATATTTCGTAATTCCCGCTTTTGTCAACCATCTTGACGCGTATTTTTTTGACATTCGCCACTCGGTAAAAATTAGGTTGTAGCCCGTGATCATCAGCCCATTGATTGACGGCATCAGCTACGCGCTTGTCAAGGTCAGCTTCCTGTTCTTTTGTCACACCTTCGAGGTAGCTTTCCGAATATTCCCCTCCTTCGTCATAAGCAGAGTTGGTTATAGAATCAAGATTGAATCCGGTAAAATCACCGGCCTGAAATTTAACCGCATCACCCTCAAAAACTATAATTTCTGAGCCGATATCAATAGTGCTATCATCGAAAGCATCTGTGATCGCATCATCTAATTCGTCATAAGTGAAATCTTCATCGTTGAGACTGTAACATTTTTGTTCTGACATTTTATTTCCTCCTCCTTTTTATCGGTCACACCGCCCCTCAATCGGCGTGTGACATCTCTCTGAACATTCCCCTACTTTCGGGCAGTCGTGACAGCAACCTTTGAAGTTTTGCAGGTTGCATTTGCCGAAACTGCATATGTGGTTTTTCATTTTTCCTCCAATCCATCAACGTACTCAACGAACCTTGATTTCTCCGGCGTGAATTCGCTATCAAGGGCTTTTTCTTTCAGGTCTTGCAGGATTTTTAACAGCGTATCGTTCATTCGAAATACCTCCCGGTAACGTAGTCATAATGGAGCGTGCACATACCCATCATGCCGACATCTTTGAACTTGATTTTTTGCACATGTATTTGCACCTCGTCCGATTTATTCAGAAAGTTTCGGTGAACCACAAATCCGTTGTCGGCCTTATTTCTCCATGCCGCGCTTCCGTTAATGTCGTAGAGTGTCGGCACCGGGTATTCCCCATCGTCCTTTTTTTGTAGTTTTGTTGGGTGTGCCACTATCCACAAGTGGACCTTGTAAGACCTTGCAAACCTCCTGAACAGTCCTAGCGTGTGGTGGATATATTCTGTCTCCGAAAGACCATTTGCCCTGGTGTGATCCATCTCATTCCATGGGTCGATTATGAGACCATTCACGCCCTTTCTCATCACGGCAATTTTTGCCAGCTTGATAATATCTTGCGGCTTTAGTTGTTCTTCTGGTGGTACGATAAAATGGAAATGACGATTGAGAAATTCCTGGGCATCCAATAGTTCGCCCTCATTCATTCTCGCCCTTCCACGATTAAAGAAAGGTTTACCTACCATCTTCTCTGCCAACTTCGCAATGTGTCGCTCTAGCGGCTGATTCTCGGGACTAAATACCGCGAACTTCCAGCCGATAGTAGTAAGATTTATCAGTATCGCATCAAGGAATTCGCTTTTGCCGGCTGATGGAGTGCCGCTTATCACCGTGAATTCTCCCGGTTTGACTGTATAGAGCTCGTCAAAGACTTTCCATCCGGTAGACTCTCCCCGCGCCTCTCCATTTTCGTAATACGAAAAAGTTGGTTTCCACATATCAATAACATCAAATAGCCCATCAACCGGGTAATCCTTTGCAGATAATACAGCACTCCGAAGACCTTCGACCCCATGTTTAACAAGTACCTCGTTGGCATCCTTGCACCCATGTGGCCACGTAACCAGCTTGCAGCGGTCCTTGTCCAGTCTCCGCGCCAGCTCTTCTTGCAGTACCTGCCCCGGCTCATCATTATCAACGGCAATCACAAAAGACTTCACCCTTCCGATTTCTTCCAGACATGAATCAATAAACTCGAATTTGCTGGTGTAATCCTTTGCTTTCGGTGAAGGTGCCCCGTCTGGAACTGAGACACAGTTGATAAACCCGGCCTGTTCCATCGACAGTTTATCAATCTCGCCCTCCACGATGTACGTTATTTCTGCCATATCATCGAGGCCGTAAAAGATCCGTTCCGCACCAGATTCCAGCCGGAAATTCTTCTTGCCATCCCGAGACTTGACATTGATACACTCACCTTGCCGAAAGAATGGGAAGCGGATCGCCATCACAAAATCCTCTTCTTGCGGCATATACACGGATTCATAGTTGATCTTATTGCGTATCAACACCGCATCGGTAATGCCGCGCCCTTTGAACCATTCTAAAACCTTTTCCGGTAAATCAGATTTCGGGGTATAGGCCGGTTTTTTATATTTGGGTTTCTGCCAGTGCTTGTAATCACCCTTGTTTTCGGTCCCGCTTTTCAGTGTCCCGGCCCATCCACAATGATTACAGAACCAGACTTCTTTTTCGATATTAACCGATAGGCATTTGACGCTTTTCTTTTTTCGGGAGGGTGAGCACTCCGGACAGGTTGTGTAATATTCTCCGCTGGCCGTTTCATTTACCGAGATACCAAAATCAGACCACGTTTTCAAAATACGAACCCTCCGTTTTTCGGCGTGACTTCTTTTTCATCTAGCCACCTCTTGCCGTTCAGGTATGTTGCAGGGTACGGAATATATTTCCCAGCGTCTTTTGTCCATTCTGAAGATTTCGATTGCCAATCCAGGGCCGGGAGTATTTCATCTAAAATCTTTTCCGGGTCTTTGAATTTAGCCCACGCCTTTTCTGCTTGTTCTTTGCCCTTCTTTTTTGGGTAAGCTTTCCAGAATTCGGCGAAGGTTTTATTATCTTCTTTTTCCTTCTTATAACCTTCTTCATCTATCGTGTGTTGTACCTGTGTTGTTCGCGTGCGCTTCGTTGCGTGTTCGTTGTGTTGTTCGTAGTTATTTGGGTTCTGATAATGTTCGTAATTACATATAGTTATAATGAATCCGCGTGTGCTCTTCGTTGTGTTGATCATGTTGTTCTTCGTAAGGTCTTCATAACAGCTTCGTACTTCACCTACCGAGAGTTCCCGGAATCGGTATCCTACCTTGTATCCTCCGACTTTTTGCATCTCTGCAATACTGGTTATAAGTTGGCCCCTTTTGAGTTTTGAACCATCCACCCAAAACGCTTTATTAAGCATCCACAACCATAGTTTCAAATAATGCGGCGGCTTGTCCATGATGTCAGAATCAAATAATTTACGAGCTATTAAAATGTAACCGCCTTCAATCATCCGCAGTCTCCTTCGACCGCTTGCCCCGATCTAAAAATAGCGAAGCCCCTTAAAACGAGTGCCGTCGTCTCAAGGGGCTTCTGGGTTTTGCAGGACTAAACAGGCCTGCTAACCGTAATTTTATTGTACCACATGTCCGGCACGACATATACGGTACTAATATTTAGTTTTTTCCATCGGCCCCATCATAACTCAATAATCAAAACCGGGCAATGGGAAATTAATCAAAAAGGTCATGTTGTTTCACTTCGACATTGTTGGCCGCTGATTCGATATTCTTAACCGCTTGCTTGTAGTAACTTTCCTTCAGTTCTACGCCGACACCGCGCCTACCATTAATTACCGCGCCGTATACCTCTGAGCCGACGCCCATGAACGGTGTAAAAACTGTTTCTCCGGGATTCGACCGTAAAATGACACACCGCTCGATGACGTCCAACTGCAAAGGGTGAACGTGTTTCTCGTCGTCCGGGTCTTTTGAAGCTTTGTATGGAAGTACCCGGCCAATACGGATGTCATCCCAAAATGAAGAAGCGTATTGTCGCCATATCCAATGGGAATATCGGTTCTCTGTTTGTTTCCCTTCCCATCCCTTGTAACTCAAAACATCGGCAGGTATCGATCTTTCCCCGGCGTACTCAAAAAGTCCATTTGGGTGTTCAATGGGAACAGGATTAGCCCCTTTGTTTCGGAATAGCAACAGGTAATCCATGGAGGCAATTCCACACAGTGACGAGTCGATAGTGAGGGTTTGGTGAGCAAGGTTCTTTTGCATGGTTCTAAGCCTCACCGCGAGAGGTTCTTTCCATATTCCGTGACGGCCCATATACTCCATGCCGTGTCGGTCGTGCAGCCGGATAATGTCGCCGGGAAAATCACGGTAGCTATCTCTTCCGCTGTTGCTGTTCGGCACATCCATGCAATGAACGGCTGATATTCTGCCAGGTAATGTGATCCGGGCAATTTCTTTTACCATGAACTCGTAATGTTCGAAAAATGATTCGTAGCTGTCGCAATTGGAAAGATCCCTTTCGCTGGAAGAATAATTATATAGCCCCCCAAAAGGGGGTGAATATATGGAAAGGTGGATACTTGACTCTGGTAGCGATTGCATTACTTCCATGCAATCCGAATGAAAAACAGCATACTTGTCAGTTACTACTTGATTGATGACAGCCACGGTGGAACCTCCTCTTTTTTCAATGGATTGAACGAGTTTTTTATTACCAGCGAATCCTTCATCAGTTCAACGATATTGGCAAACATCCGGTCGGCCTGTTCCGCTTTGCGCTTCATGTTCTCCATGACCTTCTTTTCGCCCTCGGTCGTAACAATATCCACCGTTACCGGCCTTGTTTGTCCAAACCGCCAGCAACGCCTTATCCCCTGATAATACTGCTCATAAGAGTGTGAGGGGAATGTGACAACATGATTGCAATGTTGAAGGTTTAGTCCCCATGCACCAATTTTATATTTGGTGATCATGACCCGGTATTTATTCTGTGAAAAGTTCCAGAGCTTTTCCTCTTTTGCATCGTCCGAGTCCCTGCCACTGACCTGTACCGCGTCCGGGATCATCTTTTGCAGCATATCCCCTTCCGGATTAAGATGACACCATACAAGGGCAGGCTGGCCGGTATTATTGACGAGTTCCGCAACCTTTTCACACCGCTCTTTCATCGTTCTCCGGCACTCGTCCCGCTGTTCTGCCATGCCTACCGCTGGTAAGGAAAATAAGAAACCTTCCGGGAGTGTATCGGCATCAACGATGTGCTCATTTTCCGTCAATCCTGGGAGATGAAACCTATCATCACAAAAACCAATGTCAGACGGTCTTCTCACCGCCCTTGCCCATGAGCAAACCCACCGCCAGAAATCCCTTTCCGAGTGACCCTTAAACCGCCACTTAACAACCTCGCCGTATTTCCGGCCTACCGCTGAATTATTCTGGTCGTTTTTGAAGAACTTATTGAGCATATCCATATTGCCAAGGTTGCCGAGTATTTCCGATGAAGTGCCTAATTCGTGGAAGTCGTTAGGCGCGGCGGTTGCGGTTGCTAGTAGCCGATAGGGAATTTTCCGCATGAAAGCGTTTACCTCTCCGGATGTTTTACTGTTACAGTTTTTTACCCTGGAACTCTCGTCACATACCACGCCGGAAAAATCATTCGGGTCGAAATGTTGTAGCCGCTCGTAGTTCGTGACAACCAGACCTTTCCCGTGTTTGCCGTCGATGGATCTTTTCAACTCGATACCAAACTTTTCAGCCTCGTGGAGAAATTGATACGATACAGCCAAGGGAGCCAAGATTAAAACATTCCCGTTAGTTTTCCGCGCAACATTATCAGCCCATACCAACTCCATAGGAGTTTTACCTAACCCACAATCGCAGAACAGCGCCGAGCGACCTTTCCTGAGTGACCAATCCACAAGATGCTTCTGGAAATCGAAAAGAAAATCGGGTAGATCAACCGGCGAAAATCCGAAGCTGTTATCTATATGGGTTTTCCTCTCCAAAAATTCCGCATATTCCATACATCCCCCTTTAGTTTTAGCTACGATTGAAGGGTAATCTATTTTTCATTCCACGTCAACATTTTTTTGTCATTTTTTTATTGACAAGTTATCAACCATGATTTATTATCAAAACATCAAGCGAAAGGTGGTGATGAAAAGTGGCGGTAAGAAAGATAACCATGAGTATTTCAATAAGCCCGGAGCAGCGTCTTGCAATAGGTAAGCTGGCTAAAAAGAAGAAAGTCCCGGTTTCTGAACTTGTATGCGAAGCCATTGAAAGTTATTTGAGTGAAATAAAAAGGGAGGCCCAATGAAACCAAGGAACTGCACCGAAGAGAAGCCCTGCTTGACCTGCCCGGCGCTGGTTGACGGTAAGTGCCAGAAGAAGTGCCAGGAGGATGAATAATGTGTCCTTCGTGCGGGGGTAAAAGACTAGAAGGGGAGCGTTCGGCATGGTGCTCTGTTTGTGGAAAAATTTCTTGTCCATGGTGCCGGTCTCCGCGGATGATCGACGGAAAGCGCCACTCTTGGGAAGCACCCAGCTTGGCTTGTCAAGAGTGCGGCTTTCACCGGGAACTGCCGATGATGCACCATAGAACAAAATCCGACCGAAAACCGGCCAAACTGCTCCGGACATGCAAAACTCCCGGCTGCACCGGATCTATATCGGAGCGAAGCGTAAAAGAATACTGCGAAATATGCTGTCAGATGCACAAGCTCCACGGCAAGGCCATCAAACAGAACCGGACATTCGACCGGGTGAGGGGGAAAATATGAAAAAACAAATCACCGTCGAGCAGTCATTTTGCGACGTTTGTGGCAAAGAGGCTACCGGCCATGACAACTGCGACGTATGCGGGAAAGAATTTTGCCGTGAGTGTATAGACGCCGAAACGATTCGCTATTCCCATGGAGTCCATTGTTCTGGAAGCGGCGATGGTGTGTATTGCCATGAATGCGACCAGAAAATGAGGAATAACGGCGATAAGTTGCATACCGCATACCGCAAAATAGCGGCGCTTCGAAACGAACTTTTGGGGTGGAGTCAAGATTTCGACAAGAGAAAGAAACAAGCCGAGTCAGAAGTTTCTGATCTGGTCAACCGGCGGGAGGAAATATGAAATGTCACTGTGGGTGTGAACGCTTTGAGGAATACACGAATCTAAATGGCCGTTTTCGGCGATGCCTCGCCTGCGGATTCGCCACCATGATAAAGCCCCACTCCATCCACGGAGTCCTAGCCCGGTCGATTGAGGCGCGGATTGATGAGTTGAAGGTGAGTGTACTTGAGGATATGCCCCACTTCTAGGAGGCCAACATGCACAAGAAGCGCCACAAATCGAAGCGAGTATACCGGGAGCACGACTGCCATTGTTGCTTTAAAGCCACGACCGAACGGGAATTTTGTCCGGAGTGCCAGTTTTTGCTGAAACGTGTGTATGTGGCACCTGTGAGTCAACCTTTTGCCGGGAGGATGGTATGAAAAGGGAGATTAAGTTCAGGGCATGGAATATCGAAAAAAAACAGATGTATAGTTCAGGATGTGTCGACTTGCTGATTCATTTTAACGGCCAGCTTCAGGGGTTAAACGAATCAGGGTATGTGCAAGGAACGTATAACATGCCCAAAATGGAGATTATGCAGTTTACCGGCCTTCTGGACAAAAACGGAAAAGAGATCTTTGAAAATGATGTGGTTAAAGCGAATGTTGACAGGGGTTCATATTTTAACGCCGAATTAGTTTGCCAAGTCGAATATTTAGACGGGGCTTTCCAGTTTTTGAATATTCACGACTCTACTGAGGGTTATTTCTGGATGGATGTATTGTCCTGTAAAATCATCGGCGACATTTACACAACGCCCGAACTCCTAGGAGCCGCCCATGAACGCTAAACACTGGAAGGTGATCAAGTTGACTCTTGGACTGATCGCCTGCGCCGCCCTGTTCCTGATGCTGATCCACACGTTTGTCCAGGCTATCGTTGCGGAATCGCTGGTAGTTGAGCGGGGAGTGAGTGCAAGCGAAGTCATGTCCCGGCAGTCGGATACAAAACATGAAGCTGGATATCGAAAACTGAAGGAGGGGAAGTAATGGACACGAACAAAATTGAAAAAGCACTTCTTGACCGGGAGTTGAAAGTTATTTCTGAAAAACTGAGAAATATTGGGATGGAACTTCGTGGTGTGTTTGCTAAATACGAAAACATCAAGGGACAGCACGGGAAAGAACTGCACGCATATATTGTGAAGCATGTGTTAGTGGTTGATGAGTTATACTATGCGGGGTATACCACTGTCCCCGGAATAGATAGCAACACATCCCGTATTCCTGATTGCCTAAAAGAAATTATTCTTAAGTGGGCCGTTGACGATTTTTTCTCTAAATTTGATGAAATTGAAAATGTCATTAATTACGGACCGCCTACCGAGTAGATGGGCATTTTAGGACCAACAAGGGGCAGAATAAAATAAAGGGGGAGATCATGAACGGAGCATATTTTGAAAAGCTGGTTGAGTGGCAGAAGGGAAAGCCGGGACGGTACGTGTCAATCGAAATGAAGCCTGACGCTCTTTCCGTATGGGCCTTTGATGCATCACTTCAAACAGGGGAGTTTCTGGAAAAAGAGGACATGCCGATGCTGGAAGAGAAAGCCGATAAAGAAGCGCGGGAACGGTATAACGCACTCAAGGCGAGGTTTGAGGATGAGGACCGATAGGAACCTATCTATCTGCCAGCGGAGGCGGGACTATTCGGAAAGTCCGGATTACTGGGACAATCCCATGGACCGGGATGAAGACAACGAGGATGAGGGGGAAGATGATGAGTAATGCAAAATGGTTAGAAGAGAGACGTAAAGGGGTAGGAGGAAGTGACGTAGCCGCAATCCTGGGGCTTTCTCCTTGGAAAACGCCATATCAAGTTTATCTTGAAAAGCGAAACGAGTGTGAACCTTTCCGGGGCAATGACGCTACCACATGGGGAACATTGATGGAGCCGGTTATCCGTCAATGGTATTCCGACACAACGGGGCGCGCCGTAAGGGTGCCAGATGGGATCATTTACAACGAAAAGTATCCTTTCATGCTGGCTAACCTTGACGGCTTCACAGACGACAAGCGAGTTGTCGAGATCAAAACGGCACGATCCGGCCAGCATTGGGGCGAACCAGGCACCGACGAGATACCGGATTATTATATGTGCCAAGTCCAGCACTATTTGGCCGTGACCGGTTTCGAGTTTGCTGATGTTCCGGTTTCCATCGGCGGGGCTATCCCGGTCCTTTACGAGATCGAAACTGATCTTGAACTTCAAGAAATAATGATCGAAGAAGAAGCCAAATTTTGGCAACGGGTACAAGACGGCAATCCACCGGAACCAGTTACCTTTGCCGATGCTGTCCAGAGATATGGCAAAAGCCCCGCTACCGGGATCATCGAAGCAGGACCCGGCAACGTTGAGGACGTTCTTCACCTGAAAGAAGTTCGCGCCGCGAAAGCAAGACTTGAAGCAGAGGAAGAGGAATTGAAGGCCGAATTTATCAAGATGTTGGGTAATAAAGGTGATGTGCTTGCATTCCAGGGGGAAAATCTTATCACTTACAAACTGGCAAAGGGCCGGGAGCTTTTCGACTCGAAAACCTTTCAGAAAGAATTCCCCGACCTTTACAAACAATTCACCAAGCAGGGCGAACCTTCGCGCAGATTTTTAATTAAATAAAAAGGGGAACATCATGGAAAATCCATTTGAGAATTCAGCAATAGCAACTAGGCCACAAGGCAATCAAGCCCTTGTAGAAGTTGAACAGCAAAGAGCCGTGGCAGAAGTCCAGTCTGCTATTATCCTCGCAAAGAAGTTCCCGCGCAACCAGATCGAGGCTATGGACAGGATATTGACCGCTTGCCAGCGCCCGACACTGGCAGAGCAGGCGCTTTATTCCTACAGTAAAGGTGGTACAGAAATAACCGGCCCGTCTATCCGTCTTGCGGAAGCACTCGCGCAGAATTGGGGCAATCTGCAATTCGGAATCAGGGAACTTGAGCAACGGGCAGGGGAAAGCACCGTTGAAACCTTTGCCTGGGATGTTGAGACGAACACGAAACAGGTCAAAACTTTTCAGATTCGGCATGAACGGCACACGAAGAAAGGCAAATATTCCCTTGAAGATCCACGAGACATCTACGAGTTGACGGCCAATCAGGGTGCTAGAAGGCTCCGCGCTTGTATCCTAGGGGTTATCCCCGGTGATGTTGTTGAGGCGGCTGTGGCTCAATGTGAGGCGACATTGAAGGCCAAGGCTGACACTTCACCTGAAGCCATGAAGAAACTGATTGAGGCCTTTGAAATTTTCAAGGTCACGAAAGAACAAATCGAAAAGCGCATTCAGCGCCGACTTGACGCAATCACCCCGGCCCAAATCGTCGCCCTCAGAAAGATTTACAACTCTCTCAAGGACGGAATGAGCGGCCCTGCCGATTGGTTTGAACAACCGGAAGCGGAAGCAGGGAAAGAAGGTGAAACCCTCAAGGACAAGTTGAAGAAACGCCAAGGGTCTGAAACTCCCGAAACTGAAGCTGAGAGGACGCCAGGGGAAGAAGGCTAATGCTCAAAATAACCATAGCCCTAATCATCGGCTACATCCTGTACGATGACCGGATGCTGGCGGCAGAGGATATGTGTCGTTGTGACTTCTCTCGACAAGGTAGAGAGTGCAAAACTTGCACCAGGAGGGCCGAGAGTGTAAGCGGTGTAAAAGGAGAGATCGTGGAATCATACTGGATCGTGAGAAAAAATGAAATTGTAGTGGCTGCACTGGCTGAACGTTTTTACGATGATGTCCAACTGGTGGAATCATTGAAGGAACTTGCAGAAACCGGACCCATAGAGAGAGTTATCACGAGTGAGCGCGTAGTTTTGGGAGAATCATTATGCGCCTAACATTACCACTTGAGGTCTGGATACCGCGCAAAACAACGGAAGATAAGCGTTTCACGATGAATTTGAATATCTACCGGAATGCCCACCACATGACGCTGAACCAAGCAAAGATGCAAATGAAGGCTCATGTGGGGCTGGCACTAGACGGTAATCATGCAGGGCCAGACGAAGCCGCTCCGTATCGATTCACCTACACGATATTCCCGCCAACAGGCCGCGCTTTTGACCTTGGCAATGTCGGTTCTATCGTCCAGAAATTCACCGATGACGCGCTTGTGGAGTTAGGGGTGATTAAAGATGACAATCACAAGATCATCTCCGAGGTTGTCTACAGATTCGGCGGTGTGGATAAAGAGAATCCGAGGGCAGAGTTGTTGATAGAATCGAGGCTGCAAGATGACTGAATACCGAGAAATCCTCTGTGGCCTGACCTACGATCAAATCATCCAGGTCGCCATGACCACGCCGAATAAACGCGCAGCAGCCAAGAAGTTGGGCGTTTCCGACAAATATTTCCTGGTCGTAATCAAACGCCTCGGCATGGGTCACTGGTTCAGAACGGAGAAGTCAAGTAACGGACCGCCGCCGTTGATATCGAAGGATGATCTATTGTCAGTCCATGGCATGATACTTGATGACGCTGCCGAATTACTTGGAGTGTGCCGCAACACGGTTAAAAAAGCAATCAAACGGGAGGGGTTGAGACATCTTTTCCCTAACTTGGGCGCGGCTAGTTGGATTTCGAGAAGAGGGTATGTGGGATAACGGGTCTGTGAATGACCGGGAGGAAAGATATGCGCGAAAAAGATGAAAGCAATATCAGAGCCGGTGAGACCGACACGGATTTATATGCTCCGGTCGATTCACTGGTTATGGCCGATGCGGCTGAATATGTCGAGGTGGTTTGCCTCGTTCTGCCGACTGGCGAAAACCTCTGGTTTGAGGCGGTAAAAGGTCAGGATTACATGCGCCAAGTCATCGACAAGTGGAAAGCGGAACACCCTGAATTTGCCGACACTCCCTGCAACATGGGAGCAGTTCACATCACGATGCCAAAGGCAAAATACATTGCCATCGGCGCACACTCCGGCCCCGGTTGTTTCGTATGGCCATAACGACAAGGCTGACCCGGCTTCACGGGTCGTGCCGCTGGTTATGTGGAGGGAGAAATCAGTGAACAAAAAGGACTGCGAAAATATCGGCCTCATTTTAGCTGCATCTCATGTTTCAGAGCATGTAAGGGAAGAATTTTTCAAGCTAGATACACGCATACGGGGTGAATATGATCTTTTCGCCCAAGGAGAGGCTCAGCAAGAAGTTATTGAAGATCGTATGAGTGAAATACTCCGCGAGAAATTTGGTGGCAACTATGAAATATTGAAAGCCTGTGACAAAGAACAGTACAGGATAGCACGAGAACGGGCCGCAAGAGAAGTCTATCAGGCCGACGAAGAGGACGATGAAGATTAGCCATATAACGGTTTGAATCAACCGGCCCGTCCGGTCGAATGCTTGGTTGAAAGGAGAGACATGCGAACAGCACCAATACTAAATGACATCCTCAAGGAACTGGAACGCGCTGAAAAGCTTCACCCTGATTGGCCTACTGATACCATACACCAGATGTCAATAGTATCGGAAGAGTGCGGTGAGGCTACACAGGCGGCCAACAACCACGTTTACCATGATCAACCTATCCATAACGTACGGAAGGAACTGATCCACACAGGGGCAATGGTTGTCAGGATGCTAAAAAACTTGAACCACGAGTAAAACCGATTAGGAGGGCAGAATGACTGAGATAAGAATAGTCCAAACATGGGACGAGATACCGCCAGTAGTTGAAGCATGCGGGGAAGTGTTTTCAATTAGGGTACTTGAAAAAAAGTATCAGGACATGGGAACCGAAATCACCCGGCTAAGAGAAGAAAACTCTTACGTCAACGACATGCTCGAAAATGCACATAATCGCTGTAAATTGACTGAACAGCGCGTGGCTCTGGAGATTTTGGAAATCATGGATAAAAATAATCAGTATGAGGATATGGTTCTAGATATCAAAGCCAAGTATGGCCTAGAAGGTGAGTAAAACCGGCCCATCAATACCGACCCTCTGCCACTACTGCGGCAAGGAACCGGGCGTGATTACCAATACTGAGCGAGAGCCGGGGTTTGTCATCCACTGGGTGACTTGCGGGGGGATGTTTTAGGAGGATGGATGAAGATAAACAGAAATGAAGTCCACGCTAAATACGGCGGTCGTTGCGCCTATTGTGGCGAGGAAATCACGTTGAAGCAGATGCAGGTTGACCACATTATTCCGAAGCGCAATTATTCCGAGAAGTACGGTTGTTTGATTGTCGGCTGTCATAAATTCACGGAGTATGGCCTTGATGATATCCGCAACCTGAATCCTGCCTGCCGCCCTTGCAACAATTGGAAAACGGCCATGTCGCTTGAGGATTTCCGATCTGAAATAGCCGCACAGGTTGACAGGTTGAGACGGTATCGCAATCAATTCCGGCTGGCTGAGAGGTTCGGGCAGGTAGAAGCAACCGGGAAACCGGTTATTTTTTGGTTTGAGAAAATGGAGGATTAAATGAAAATACGAATCAAGCAATGTGCTAAAGGCCTCTGGTATGAGAATCTGGCAGGCACGACATTCCCGGTGGTTGGTGAGTGTGCAGGAGGTTATGTGGTAAAAGAAGGATTTCCTCTTTCTAAGGTTATCCGTTACGACGACGCCGAACTGATAGCCGACGAGCCGCCAGGGGAGGATGTAAAAACGACCAGAGCGGAGGAACTGGTAGAAGCGCATTGGAAGTATGTCGAGGCGCTATTGAGGATTCACGGGGCTACCGACATGGAACAGATCGAATTCCATTACAAGTCGGCAGGGATACATTTTTACAAACATGGCCGAGAGGATGCTTTGCAAGGAGACTTATGAAGATACTCAACCTATATGCTGGCCTTGGGGGTAATCGGAAACTCTGGCAGGGATGCGAAGTGACTGCCGTTGAAAATGATCCACGGATTGCGGCGGTATACCAGCGGCTTTACCCTGCCGATACGGTGATTGTTGGTGATGCCCATGAATACCTGTTGGCAAATTATCAGGATTTTGATTTTATCTGGACTTCTCCACCTTGCCAGACTCACTCAAAAATGGCAAAGGCAACCAGGCACAAATTAAAGAGATACCCTGATATGTCGCTATATCAAGAAATCATATTTTTGCAGGCTTATTGTAAGGGCAAATTCGTTGTGGAGAATGTAGTTCCGTACTACACGCCACTAATCGGAGGCAAACGGATGGGGCGGCATATTTTCTGGTCGAACTTTCAATTTGATGATTGCAAGATACCGACCCCGCCAAACTTCATCAACAAATGTAACTTGGCAGGGAAGCAGGCATTGATGGATTGGCTGGATATTCACTATAAGGAAAATATCTATTACGGAAAAAACCATTGTCCGGTGCAGATATTACGGAATTGTGTTCATCCTATTGTAGGCAAGCATATATTGGATGCTGCATTAAAATCGTAACCTTAACCGCAGCAGTTAACCGCTGCCGCGTGGAGTTGGGAGGGGGAATATGACAACCGTTTATCGAGTGCAAGACAAAGACGGAAGAGGACCGTGGAAGCCTGGATTTTCTCACCGGTGGGTAGAAGACCGGGAAGATCATAACAATCTCCCGCCGTGGTTCGTAGAATTCGGGAATGTTCATCTAAAATGTATCTATGGTATGACTATCGGCAGTGCATGTGTAACACTAGATCAACTGAGAAGGTGGTTTACGGCATCAGAATATGCCACTCTTCAGCGGTACGGATATCGTGCGGTAATGATGGATGTGAGCCGGGTATTAGGCGAATCGCCAGTACAGTGTTTTGTTGAGAGATCGAAACCGTTTAGCGAGGGTGTCATAGAAGTAGAACTTTACCCGGCATGACCCAAGTGCCGCCCAACCACGGCGGCACCGAAAAGGAGGGGCAAGTGCAAGAAAAATGGTTCGACAAGACAATGCTCAAAATAACCGTCTACCTATCCTTGAGCATTGTTTTCGGTATACTGTCGTGGCTTTGCGTTATTGAGGCCGAAACACGCAAGTTTTCCATTCCTCTTATCGTAATTTCTTCCCTGTTGTTTCTGTTGGGGTTCACATGCGCCGGTAAATATATTTTGATAGACCCCTATATACAGGCGAAACGCGAGTTAAATAATTTACCCCGAGATAAATATTAAAAAGCCCCCGGCCAGATGGAGGGTAGGACTGACCGGGGCATGGGGAAACTATT